CCCCAGTCGTTAAAGATCTGGGCTGGAATCGGTGAAAAGGTGTCGTCTATTTTTGACATTTCATCCTCTAACAACGCGCACTTGATAACCCCCAGAACCGCCCAGGGTGAAGGCTCCAAGGTAAGACTGTAACCAGGGGTAGACATCAAAAATGTTGTTCACAGATCCAGTTGCCTGGCTATCTGTGTTGTACTTCACCTTTAGTTCGCCTAGCTCGACTTCTTCATATAAACCTTCGGTTCCGGTGTTACCGGTGACGGCATCGGTGTCATTTGCTAACGCACGTGCCAGCTCATAGGTGGCGTATTTGATATCAGATGGGATGACGGAACATGTAAGTTCCACCCGGTCGACGTGGTAATTGTTGCGCGGCCAGCTCAGGGCTTGGCCGTTACTGCAACGGTCGCCGTAAAAATTAAGTACGTCGATCCAGCGGGTTGCGCTGATGATGGCGCGGTTTTTTTGGTCGTCAGTTTTATCGTCCCAGGTGGAAGAGCTTGGAACGGTCTCGAAGTAGGCGTTTGCTTCCGCCAGCGTTACAAAGCTGTTGGAGTTTTCGCCCTTTAATGTGGCATCGATTGTTGCGGCCACAAGACTGCAGAAATACTTTCTTTGATTTTAGCCCAATAAAAAACCCCGCCGAAGCGGGGCAGTATCAGCTTTTGCTGGACGTATCAGGCGATTGCGCTGGTGTCCAGTGGGCTGTTGACGATCAGCTCGACCATGGGGATCAGGTCGGTGTCGTAGGTGGCAGACCACTTGTTAGCGGTGGCCAGGTTGCCGTTGGTGGGGTTGTCACCAGCGTCAGTCCACTTGGTGCCCATCACGTGATAGGCGGTGTGGTAGTCCACAGAAAGTACGTCTTGCTTCGAGAGCACGTTGCGGTCTGCTTCAATGCGCAGATCCTGCTGGACGCCTTCCAGAACTGAACCACCCTTCATCAGGAAGCAGCGGAACTCCTTGACGTGGGTTGATGTGCCAGGTACCACAGTGTTGACCTGTGGGTCCATCACGACGTTGCAGCCTGCAAATTCGCCGATGGAGCGGGCTCCAACGCCGACGCCGCCACCGCCCCAGGTCACTGCGCCAGAAGCGGCCAGTGCAGAGGTGCTGAAGGTAAGAAGGCCAACCTGATACAGGTAGAAACCAACGGATGGGTGGACAATCAAGGTGTCCAGCTCATCGCCACGCTCGCCAAGGGCAGCGCGGGCCTCAGCCATAGTGGCTGCGGTAAGGTAGTTGGCTTCGCCTTGTCCTGAGGTTGCTGCAACTGCTTTGTCCAAAGAATGGCCAGACAGTGCAGTGCCAAACAAACCGGCAAGCTGCGAGAACAGGCGTGCGCTGTTCAGCTTGTTGATTGCATCGGCAAGCTGGTTGCGGATGTGAAGCATTGGGTCTTCGCCCGCTGCCAACATTGCAACGTCATCCACTGCATACGCGAAACCGCGGTGGCAGATGGAAGCAATCTGGGTGCCGGTTCCAATCTTCTGTGGAGTTAGGTAGCCAGCGGAGCTGCTGCCCCACGTAGCTGTCCCGTCCATGATCTCTTCTGTTGGAGATACTGGATTGAACTCGGGCACCTGGATGCGGGTGCCGCCTTCGCGGGCATCCAGCAAGGGATTACGAACAACAGCGCCAGACTTGAGGAACAAGCTGCGCTCTTTTACTGCCTCAGACACATAGGTGCTGAGATTATTTCTCTTGACGATGTCCGCAAGCAGGACACCGCCGGAGTAATTCTGGAATGGGGCGGCCATCTTAGAAAACCAACGTTAAAGGTGTGTGCGGGGTCCAAGCCACGGACTTGGCGAGACACGCCCCACCGGGGCTACAAAGAAGCTTCCCTTTCCAGCACAGCTGCAAGTTCGGGCTCCTCTGCTTTTAGTTGCATTTGTCTCGTTATGTTAATACTACCGGCCTTGAATGGATTGGCCATTCCAGGGGCGATAACAGAATTTGGTGTCGGCTTGGCTCCCATGCCAGCAGCACTGCTGGGCTTGAAGTGGTGCTCAAAACCTGAACCAGGGTTCTTTAAATTCCCTAGATAGTTAGTAATATCTTGTTCGACACCTTTGTCCAAAATTACAACGTCGCCGTTGTCTTTTTTGTGCAGGTTGTTTTGTACCAGCTGCAGCATCTGCTCGGCGTTGATGGCACCAGCGCGGCTGATTGCTGATAAGGCACTGGTACGCATAGACGCCTCTTCGTTGGAGACCTTCATGTCTGCCAACTGGCGTTCCAACGCACCAATTTGTACGTCTTTTTCTTGGGCGCTTTTATTAGCTTCCTCCCAAAGATCCTTCCATTGGCCTTGGTCTTCCAGCGTTTGTTTGCGCTGGTCGTCCTGCTTTTTGTAGACCTCATCCAGTTTGGATTTGATGCCTTGGAAACGTTCCTCGGCTTCAGTTGCTTGCTGCTTTAGGGCGGCAAGCTGGGTCTCGTATTCGGCTTTTACAGCAAGTGAAGGGTCTGGTTGCTGTGGAGCGGTGTCGGCTGCAGCCACGGGCTGGTCAGAACTCGCCACGGGCGTGTCCTGGATGACGTGCTCTTCCATAATCAGAAGTTAAGGGTGCAGTTAGGGGTGTCTTCCGCAGGCTTTGAGGGCTTGCGCTTACGAACAGCTTTGCATACCTCGGGTTCAGGCTGCGGTTCGCGTAGTTCGACCAGTTCCCATACTTCGGAACCGTCGGGCTTACGCACTTTTTCTAGCGATTGACCCATGTGGGCGTACTCCATGTACTTGTTGAGTCTACTTCTGTAGTTTACAACAACTTAATAGGTTCCTTCGTCCACTTCGTCAACGGATACGACGCCGCTGGTGATATCGATGCCCGCACCAGCAGTTAAAACTGCGTCGCTGCCACGTGGAACTGTGAAACTTAAAATCGCAGCGTTGTTTGTGCCGCTATTGGTTACTGTTGCGTTCGTTCCAGCGGCGCCTGTGGTTGTGGTGCCGATTGATATGGTTGCGGCGTTGCCTGTAGCGCCCTGTGGGCCGGTGGGGCCTGCGTCACCTTCTGCGCCTTGTGGGCCCTCGGGGCCTGTGCTGCCTTGGGGGCCTGTAGCGCCTGTTGGTCCGGTTGCTCCCGTTGGTCCGGTTGGTCCGGTAGGGCCTGCGGGTCCGGTGTCACCTTGGGTGCCCTGAGCGCCTGTAGCGCCGGTTTCGCCTTGGATACCTTGGGTTCCTGCAGGGCCAGTGGCGCCTGTTGTACCGGCGGGGCCTGTTGCACCGGCTGGGCCGGTAGCGCCTTCGGGGCCAGCAGGTCCGGCGACACCAGCGGGGCCTTGGTCTCCCTTGGCGGCTGGGGCTTGCGTACCACTGATCGTTAGCTGCGTGTTGCGTATGTTGCCCTTGGGGTCTTTCGTTCCAAGCGCTACGGCGGTGCCGGTCCAACCGCTTTTGGTGCGTGGGCCGTACAGCTGCTTCGTCTTGGTGTCGATGTACCAGTCGCCTGGGTCGCCCTGGTCCGTTGGTGGACCTTCACCTGACAACAGGCTGCGGACTTGACGCAGCTTTTTTGACAGCTTTACAAGAGCTGCCAGTTGCGCCAAAGTTAGTTCGGGCTGAGAGGCCATCACTTATTCGGTAAGCGCTTGGATAAACCGCTCCATCTGGTCCGTGCTTGGGTTGGACTCACTTTCTTGAGCTTCGGCCTCAGCGCTTTGTTCTTCACCAGCGCTGGGAAGGATTTCACCTTGGACAAGGATTTGTCGGAACTCGTCGCGTCCCAGGACACCTTGGTCGAACAATGCCGTCAGCGCGGTTACGTCTTGGCCGATTAAACGGTCGATGTCAAAGTCGCGGCTAATGCTTACCTCTGGTGGTGCGATTCCTACATAGTCGGCGGCTAAATTGAACGCCTTTTGTAAGGACTGTTCCAGGTCAAGAGATACCATGGACAGCATTGAGTTTGTGTCGACGCGGTCAAGGCGGCGGGCGTCGGCAGACTCGGCAACAAACTTTTGCTGGCTTAATGTGCTGATGCCCAGAGTGGCCATCTGCATTTGTAGCTCGCGGATTTCGTTGGACTGCGCTTCAAATGCGTTTGCAGCTGGTTCGACGTAATAAACCTTGTTGCCAGGCTGGCTGGCCATGGCGTAGTTGACGCTTACAGCTACGTCTTTGGATTGGTCGTCCCAGCCTTCGAGGACAAGGATTGGCTGGCTTGCGATGTGCAGGCTGTGGATTAAATCGGCCTGGCGTTGGAAATGGGCCAGGTTTAAATATGCAATGTCTAGTAGGGGCGGCTTACTTGTGAGGGTGTCAACCTTGCCTGCGTAGGTTGTTACTAGGGGGATTTGGCCCAGGCTGTAGTCGCCTGATTCCACTAGCTCGTAGTCGCAGGTGGCGTCCGTTGCGTCGAAGGCGTTTGGATATGGGTAGCCGCCCTGTAAGTCCTTTTTCGTTTCTACTTGGCGGTAGATGCGGTATTGGCCGGGCTCGATTACACGGATCTGGTCATACACTTTCTCGCCAAATTCGCCGTCAGGTACTACTGCTTTTTCTTTGATGCGTACCTGTACTAAATTGCCGTAGTTGACTTCACGGTCCAGGCGCCAGCCGTAGATGTTGTCCGGGTCGATTTCGATCCAGTATGGGCGGCGGTTAAGTTCGCGTTCTTCTGCAAGGCTGCGGGCACCCGTTGGTGCGGGGAAATCTACCAGCGTGTGGCAATGGCCGTAGGTTAATGAGCACAGCAGCAGGCGGCGGGCGTACTCGTCTACATCTGAGCCGCAACCGTCAACGTCTTTTGCGAAAATATCGGTCCAGTATGGGTCGCCTACCAAACTGATGGGCTTGCGCAGAATTAATCCTGCAGCGGCACGCACCAGGCGCTGAGTAAAGGGTGAAAATACTGCGCGGTTTACGCGGGCTAGGTAGGCGGTGTAGTCCTCGCGGGGTTCGATTGGTAGGAAGGCTTCGCTGTTTTCGCGGAGGTATTCCGTCCCAAGGGTGACGGCCTTCATGATTTCCCAGCCCTTCATCATGTCCAGCACCGCCTGGGTGCGGGTGAACGGACTGTCAGCTCCACCAAGCGTGTTGGAGCTTACAAGGTGGGTGCGGATCTGGCCGGGAACTGAATAGGTCACTTAGTCACCATTTCTCGCGATTTGCCCAGTAAGCGGCGGACATTTTACCTTTTTTGATATTAGCGGCGTGGCGTTTCTTAAATGCTTCGCGGCGCTTTCGCGAGGATTCGCTTTCGTTATCCTTTTTTGGGCTGCCTGTTACGCCCTGTTGGCCGAAGCGGATCAGCTTTATCGTGTCGCCTTCTTTGGCGAGCACTGCGTGGCTTTTGTTTGCGTGGTTTGGGGTGCGCTTTGGCTTGTTGTAGCCGCTGAATTTTTCGCCGCGGTATTCAACCATCTTCGTCCTCGACTTCGATCATTACTTCGATGCCGCTGGCAAGACGCACCATCAGACCCGCGAAGTCCTCGGGGTCTTGTGGTGTCATGAAGGCGAATGAGGCTTCGGTGGTGCGGCTTTCTGAGTCCACTTCAAGGTGTGTGCAGAAGCCGGTGATGATTCGAGTTCCCATTAGCCGTTAAAGGTGACTGCAATGTGTGGCGTGACGCTAGGGGTGCCCGACGTTACTTGGCTTAAACGCACTCGAATTGTGGAAGTTGTCTTACCACTGTAGTAGTAGACATATTCGCCGGAGCTGTTGATGGTTTTGCTGCTGTCGATTTCGTACCAGCTGGTGCCGCCGTTGAAGGAGGCTTCAAAAGCGAGCTTGAAGTTGGCTTCTGTGCTGGAATCGACCGCAAAAACAAACTCTGCGGCGTGCGCATGGATGCGCATTTCGTCGTTAAGGGTGGTCATCGTGCCACCCGTGTACTCCACTACGTTTGTGTAGCGTTTTGTGTCAGTAATGGAGACAATTGCCATTACTTTTTGCCCTTTGGTTTACGTTTTTTGGCTGTTTTGGCCGCTTTTTTGAACGCTCCAGCGGTTGGGGCGCCTTTTGAGCCTGGTTTGCGCATCTTTTCGTCCGCGCCACCCTTGATGCGCTTACGTTTAGCGTGGATATTGGCGTATAAACCGCGTTTTGCCATGGAAATCGCGACAGCTGTCCATATTCTACTTCTTGGGGCCTTTCTTTCCCTTGGGCTTCTTCTTTTTGCCTTGGCCGTATTGTCCGGGCATTGATTTATGGGGCGGGTTCAGCTGAATCTACCTCTTTTTGTGGTGTTATTTCGGCTTCGATTACGTCGCTTTGCGGTAGTTGGGCGGTAACTACTTTGGGTTCGACTTGGATATTTAGAGAAGGCACTTGGACGGATACTTGTTCTGGGGTGTTTTCGCCGAGGACACGTCCCAGGGAATCAAGAACTTGGGCGGCGACTTGGTAGTGGCCTTTTTTCATTGCGGCGTGGACGACGCGGAGGCGCATGGTTTGGATGCGGCCCAGCATGGCTTCGCGGTCGCGGATCCAGTCCTCTTCGGTCCAGGTTTTTACTTGGTCCCAGTCGCGCCAGGCAGTGGGGATGCTGACTCCTTCGCGGGC